GGGACTTGCGCTTGAGATCTGCGAATGACATGTTAGATTTGTTAGATATGGTTTGAGTGTTGGTCTTACGGTGCGAACCAGTCTCCCAGTCCCGTCCTGCCAACATGGTTATTATAACAGGGTGACAACAGGAGCGTCAACTCCTGTGCCGCTTTCCTAACTGGTCTTGAAGTTGAAGTTGAGGTTCCAACGTCCGACTGTGTTAGTGCAGGTGGTTGAGTTGTGCTCAACCTCCTTTCCATTGAAGATTACGATGCGGTTAGCAACGCTGTCAACTCTAGTTCCATCAGCGAAACGTGTGAACCCATCGCAAGTGTTAATAGAGTATACAGCTGCAGTATTGTCGAAAGAATAATCAGTATGAACACCGTGCTCATGAATCTGTGAGGTGTTTCCATAAAAGTTCACCTTAATTCTGACCCAGGATGCTACACTCAATCTCTTTCTAAAGAATTGATCTACGATATTGTAGAAACCAGAGACTCTGCCCTGATTGTATACCATATGTATTCCATACCAGTCAAGACCCTGATCTTTTATGTCAGGATCCTGACTGACGCCAGTGATGATATGGATTGGAAAGTCTTGACTGTTACCAATCACTACATCATGTATTAGTTTGTGTTCATCATCAGGTAAGAAGTTGTCAATGATTTTCATTTCATTCTACGTTCTGCTTCTTGTTTCATCTCCTTTACCTTGTCCAAGAGACTATCAAACATCTCCAGAAGATTGTCTCCAGGTTCAGCACCTAGAAGAAGAGCACCATCTTTCATTGACTGTTGCATGTTCTTTGCTTCTGGATCATCAGACAAAGACAATCTAGTATAGAAGATCTTCTGCTTCTCAATGAGAGTCATCAAGACCTCGAAGTATTCATGTTGTTTCTCTGGAGACAAGGCAGGGAAAGACATCATTGCTCGCATACAATACTGCTGCAACTCTGCCATCTCTTGAATGTCCCCACGGACCATCTCGTTCTTAAAGAAGTCGTTCATACCAACATTAACTTAGCTCTACTTGTTTTCTTCATGAAGTTTAACTTCTGTGCATCATACTTAAGTTTCTCCTTAAGTGGTTTGCTTACTAGTTTGGAAACGGATTCCAATTCAATCTCATTAATCTCACAGTAGTGGATCACCGCATCAATGTAATTCATATCAGAATTATTCAACACTAGTTTCTCAACGTCCTGCGAGAACCTCGCAGCAGTCATAAATTTATCCTCCAGATTATCTGCCATGTTTGTCTTGGTATTCTTGAATGTATTCCTGCAAGCGTAGAAAGTATTCCTTCTTAGGTTCTACAATAGAAACTTGGACTTCACCATTCTCACAAGCGACAATGGTTACTAGTTGCTCAACAGTAATACCATACAGTTCTTGGAGACAGCAAGCATACGCTGTCTCTTGAACGTAATAGTCATACAACCAAGCTTCTTTCTTCTGTTCTGCAGACGTTTTGAAGTCGATGATAGAAAGTTTACCATCGTATTCTGCGATGCAGTCTACGCGACCCGCAACCTTAAGGTAGTCAGAATATAACGCTGCTTCTTGTAGGTATACTTTATTTATCTTGTCTAAAACATGCTTGCTTGAGTGGAACATCACCCAAGGCAGAGGCATGTCCTTATACTTCTCGGTGTCTAACTCATTGTTGATGTAGTCTTCCACCAGTTTGTGATAACGAGTGCCTCTACCTGCTGCACGATTAGATACTGCTTGTGCTTTCTCTTTACCAACTCTGTTACGCCAGCGAGCAAGACTTGCTTGCTTCTTAGAGTTGTTACTGATCACAGTGGTGATGGATGGATACTTACCACCACTGGGGGTGACATAGTATCTCTTCCCATCGATTGTTTCAGTTGTCATCTCAATGGGATCCATCCCAACATGATCAAAGACGTGCATTAGAATCCCAAGTTAAGTTTAGCAATTAGATAGTTCTTGACCAGACCAGAACGAACGATGTCTTCAATACCATATTCAATCATGGCAAAGTCATCAGTCATACTGGCAATGATCTTCTGGAAGTCCAGGATGCCTGTCTTCTCATTGATCTTCTGCAGGTCAGACTGGTTGGAGTCACCACAGAACATGATCTTTGTGTCCTGACCACAGCGAGTCATGATCGAATCAAGTTCATGGAAGTTCAGGTTCTGACACTCATCGATGATAACGATAGAGTTGTCTAGTGTGGTGCCACGAAGGAAAGATGTAGACCAGAATGATACAGTCTCCTGTGACTTTAGATTCTCATACAACATCTCGAACGATGCATCGTCTGGCATCTCGAACATGTTTTGAACCATGTTCTTGTATGGAATCTGATACAGGGATGCTTTATCTTCATGGGTGCCAGGGAGGAAACCAATCTCTCTCGTAGCAACCAGTGAACGGACGATGTAAACCTTTTCGTATGGTGTGTATTCATCCAGCACATCTCTCAGTGCCAGGTAAAGAGCTACGAAAGTCTTACCTGTTCCAGCACAACCAGATGCATAGATGTTCTTGCCTTCACCATACTGCTCAAACATCAGTCGCTGATTGTCTGTCAGTGGTTCAATGTTCAGAAGGTAGTCAGAATTGATTGGTTTCTTTCTACGCATCTGCTTGGCAGTCATGCCATTGATGTCAGGTTGTGTTTTCTTTCTAGCTCTTGGCATAAATTACCACTCCACAGTAGATCCAGGCATCTTCGCCATTTTGTTCATGTGTTCAGACCATCCAGGATGAGTCTTGTTCATCTTGTTACGCCAGTCTCCGACTTCTCCGACACCAGCGCAACCTTGAGACCAGTCTTTGTCCCAGTCAGGATTCTCATCCTTCCAGTTACAGTATTCTTTCATGGTCATATGGAGTTCCTTAGTCTCTCCAGTAGACTTATTTATCACAGGGTAAGTAGGCATTAATTCCACTCCAATGCTTCTGCTACGATAGGAAATTGCTCGCAGAAGATTGCTCTACATGCTTCTGCAATATCCATGTGTTCTTTTTGTGTGCCGTTGGCACTACGTAGATCTATATAGTGGATCCATGAACGAACTGATCCCGTCATAAAAATACGAGTAGGAACAGCGAGAGGAAGAACAAAACGGGCGCACTCTTTAGCAATCCCTTGACGCAATAGCTCGTTATAGAGATCAAGACTCTCGGTAAAATGTCTTGCAATCTGCCCTTGTAAAATAGACTTCGTTTCGGGGCTGATATCATCCACTGAGTTCTGTCTATTTTTGAGATCTTGAGATCGAAGATCTGGGACAGGTATCTCATCACTAAGGAGATTCGTGTCTGCATATCGTTGTGAAAACTCTTGATACGTGAAGCTACGGTGCCTTAAGATTTGAGCCGCAATTCCACGGGTAGTATTTATCTCAAGAGTCATGTGCGCTTGTTCAAACACAGACCAGTGATTATGTTTGATGCAATACTTGAGAAGACCAGACACCTTAGGGTTGTCCTGGTTCTTGGGGTTGCTTACGCGAGCAACATACCCCATAGTCTTCTCTGCATCTGGGGTTACAGTGACAAGTTTTACTTCCATCAACACTCCGATTTGTTAAATTGTTTACGACACTTCTTGACTTCTTTCAGTTCTTCCTTGATCATCTGGTAGGCATCTTCAGGAGTGATTCTCCTCGACATCTCCATGGCAGTGATCACTTCAACTCTGGTGCCAAAGTGTTTTAGTGCTTCTTCAAAGCAGTTTAGTTCTTCATACATTAGTCTGGATACCCATCGTCATCATCGTTGCTGTAGTCAAACCCAAATTTCTTTGCGTCTTGCTGGAACTCAATCTTGTATGCTTCTTTGTCTGCATAGACTTCAGTCTTCAAAGCATCTACAAGTAGTTCTAAGTTCTTCACAATCAGTTTTAGTTTGTCTCTCTCCATAAGAACAGAAGATACTACATGAATTATAACATAAAAAAAGAGGGGTCGCAACCCCTCTCACTTATTGACCGACCAGTTTTTGTTGCCTCTGGATTTCAAATCAATCCATTTAGCATAGTGGACACCACGATAAGTTAAGAATCC